GTCATGAAGCCATTCATTTCACCTGTCATGCAGTTCCACTTGTCAGCTTCTTTGACATCCTGTGCATAGAATCCCACATGGCTCTGACCATCCTTGAAGTAGTGTGCCGGTTTCAGCTTGTCGATGAATTCCACCGCATCTTCATCAAGGTATGCCTTATGGTCTTTCAATCGTCTGTCAGATGCCTGTGTCAAAGTACCTGCTATGCTTGTATTGCCTTGCCATGTAACAGCCATAGCGTTGCTTCTTGAGGATTCAGATGCGCCGTTGCCGATAATAAAAACATTGTCAGACCATGTCCAATGTTCACCACCCTGTGCGATGTTGTACCGCCCAAATACTGTCTGGACAGCACCCCTTGCAATCGTATGGCTACCACCTGCAAAACTGTTTGTCGCACTTGCTTCTGTCTGATTGCCTTGTGCATGGCTACCTGTGCCACTTGCTATAGTGGTGTACCCCTCTGCATGGCTGTGATTGCCAGAAGCAATAGTACGGAAGTTCTGTGCGTGAGAGTTGACACCACTTGATTGTGTTGATTCACCCTCTGCGTGAGATGTGCTACCGCTTGCTACGCAGTTCTCACCCTCTCTGTATGAGTAAGTACCAATATCGCCCACACCATCAGAACCTATGGTGAAGTATGGGAATCTGCCCCTTGCAAGATAGGATGCATAGATGTACTTGACTCCTTTTTGCGTCAATACATTGCATTGTTCAGCTGTCCATGTAATGACTCTGCCATCCTGTGTTGGTGTCACTCCTACATCAGCTATGGTGCTTCTGTTCTCATCAAGGTATGTGATAACAGCATTATTGTCTTCTACATCCCAAGGAAGTGTCATGCTGAATGGTGATGTGTTATCATAGGCTACCCAATTCAGTTTGTTTCCGTTATAGCTTGCATATGGTAGCTTGCCTATGGTCAATACTTCTTCCCCATAGTCGTTGTTGAAAGTCTGACCATTTGCGCCAAAGGTTGCCAATTCTGTAAGACCATCCCTTGCTGTTATGCCGTTTGATCGTGCCAACAGATTACCGCCACCATTAGTAGGGTCAGCCAAGAAATCTTCTTTGGTCTTCTCTGTGATGTGCGCACCTGTATCATCACCCGTTTCGGTCATCCAGAAGTGCTGTTCTGTGTTGGATGCTATCTGATATGCATTGTTTGCATTGATCCATGCGGTTGTCAAAGCAGAATTGTAAATGGCTGTTGAATATGTAGGGTTACCACTTGAATAGGTGACCTTTTCCCTTGTCCATATGTATTTACCTGCTTCATAAGCCAATGTGGTCTGCCATGAACCACCTGTTGCTGATGTGGCAGAAGTGGACAGATAATACTGTGGCTCTACCTTTGTCACGCTCACACCATTAGTTCCATCCTTGCCATAAGTGCCGATAATCACAGGTGTGGTGTCTACTGTAGTGCCGTTTGCTTTTGTATAGGTGTGGTATGTCCACAGATATTTGTTTGTGGCTGTCATCGTCTGCACAGTTGTTGTCCAACCACTTGTGGAAGTAGTTACACCGCTACCCTGTGAAGTTGCAAGGTAGTGAAGTGTGTCTGTAGATATTGAAGCATCGGCTTTATCATTGATGCTTTTCTGTGATTCCAACATCACATTGTCTTCCGCTCTTATCATATGTCTTCTAACCTCGCTGTTATGTTGGCTTTCTGCTGATTGGTTATCGTATAGGTCATACCAACACTGACTCTTGTTCCTGTCTCTTGGTCATACCAATTGACCTGCAAGCCTGCTTGATCTAACATTGATGCTGTAACTCTCACACCTCTGAACAGGATGTTGGCTGTTAGGGTTGTATTGACCAATGTAGTGGTAAAGTCTGAACCATTGGAAGAAGTTATTGTCAATTGATAGTCGCTTAATTTGTTGGACAATGAAGCAAGTTCTGATGCCATCTGTGCGACTTTATCAGAGATACCGCTGTCTCTTAAAATGTACTCACCTATGGTTGCTTTCTGTGTGTCTTCAGCTTCACAAGTCTCTATCTTCAAGAGTCTTGCTTCTAAATACAGTTCACCATCTTCATCTATGATGTTTACCCTGTCACCTATCTGCACATCGTCTGGCAATTTTTCAAAGTCAACTTCATAATTGACCTGCACCTGTGAATGTCTCTGCAAGTAGGCTCTTGCTTGACCTGCTAACATGGCTTTGTCTGTGGTATCAAACGAGAATGAACCAACCCACAATCCGTCTGGATCTATAGCAGATGACCATTTAGCCATTGCGGTTTCATTTCGCATCTGCCCTGTCTCTGTGTCTACTCTGTACACATCACCTGTTGATTGGTCTATGTAAGAATACTCATAGCCAACAAGGTCTATTGGTTCTTCTGCTCCCTCTGGTGTGCCACCTGTTACTTCCAAGGCTGTCACCAAGTTTGCGATGGATTTCTTCCAATAAATCTTCTTCAGATCATAATTTAGCCGTAGCTGTGGGATAGCTTCTTGATTACCACGCTTCTGGATTACGTTCACTACCCTCTCTATGATTTGCAGACGATCAATGACAAATGAGTAGTACAGTTCACAACCCCACAGATTGACTACTGACAGCAGACGCTCTGTGCATGATGATTCACCTTGCCACTCACAAGTCTGAATGGTGGTTGGCACATCCATGATGTTGAGCGACCAATCAGATGGCAGAAAATAATCCATCATCTGGTCTATAGTGCCTGTCAGAGTTACAGAACCACACAAGGTGTTCAGCAGGTCTAAACCTGCGTCCTCTGCGTATACTTGGAATTCCTGTGTGGATGTATCGCATTCCACTTCTACTATCTGATACACAGCATCATAGGCGTTGTCATCATCACCCCTTGCGGATTGCTTGAGGATGTAGTTGCCCTCTGCCACCATCTCTTCTAAATCTGCTCTGTCATAGTCTGTAAAAGGCAAGACACAGGAGAATGTATTAACTCCTGTGTCTATCTCTTCTACTGTGAGGTCATCTGTTATTCTGAATCCGTCTGGTAATTGTGTACTTGCATTGCCAAGGATGTCTAAATCCCTGTCGCAGAAATATATCATCATATGAATACCTCATTGTACTCAATCTCTATCTGTGGCTTGTATGCGGTATTGACCCACTCTGACCAAGTTGCTCGGATAACATTAGTTCCAGAAGTCAGCATGAAATCTTCCCAATCATTACCAAGCGCACCAAACTGTGGTTCTAAATGTCCACCTATTGAACCATCTCTGTAGATGTATACTGTGGCTTCATTACAATCTGCTTCTACTATGTCACCGCTTGTGAATACGTTTGGCTGTTCTGCGAATGGCACACCTGCATCTCTTCTGAACAGAAGTGAATGGATCATATTGGTGTTCAGCGCAGTTCCGTATGTACCCATGAATACAGATGCATCATGCGCTAATACCTGTGCCACCGCAGGCACGTTGAATGTCCTCAATGGCAGGTTACCTACTTGGAAGTAGACATAAGAACCATCTTTCTGTATGGAAGAATTCAGATTGCTCTGTGTGTAGTTCCAACCGCTGAACACAGTTCGTGTTCTTACCACCCAATCCAATCTGGACTTGGTAACATACTTTTTCTTTTTCTTTTTTTTCTTCTTGTATCTGACTCTCTCTCTGTAACTTGCCCAGAATGGGTCATAGTAGGTTTCTGTGATGTAGACAGGTGTGCGGTTACAATAGCCGAAATGAGTATTGTAGTAGGACAAATCAATCTGATCCGTACCAACCTGCACCCCATTGACTATGTATCTGACAATGCCTGTTGTGCCGTTGGATGATTTATCAATGATGAAACCTGCTACTAACACACCTGTGCTATGGTTGTATGCTCCACACTCAAACACACCTGTTTCACTTGGATTTGCACAGCATATCCTGTGTACCATGTTCATGGTGAAGTTGACAGCACCGGCTGTGTTCTTCCACAGTATTGCACCATGTAAATCTGAACCGCTACCATATGATGGTTTTGCGTAAGTCTGTGTCTGACCTGCTCCACCATTCCAGAAAGCATCTACAGTATCAGATGTGGATACAGAGCCTGTTACAGTTCCCTTGTAGGTGTGACCGCCTGTGCGTGTCCAATCGGATACGTTCACAAATTCCTTGTTTATGAATGTCTCGGCAGATACATACTCATCAAGGTCAAGTATCTCTGGATTGCCAAGTTGGATGATATTTTCCTCACCATCCATGAAAGCAACAAAGCCACAATCACCATCCTCTGAAGAAGAACCACCACTTTTAGCACCTGCAAACTTTGCCCTTAAGACAGGTCTTGCAGGTCTTGCACCCTTGTAATCAATAGTGAAAGTTGCTGTGGTGTCTGTTACTGTCGCATCTTTCATTGTCAGTTTGATAGGCTCTACACTTCTCTTGAAAGGATAGGTGCAGTATATCTTCCACTCACCCTTTACTGAATCTTGACCTGCTTCTACAGATGCATCCATTATCGGATACCCAGAGAAGAATTTATCTGTCTCATCATTGAATATGAAGTCGGCTTCTTCTATTGCCAACAGGTTGTTGAGGTTGTTGAATTTCTGTCTGAAGTCTTGTGGATTTGCTCCTATAAGCTGAAAGCCTACAGTGATGGTTCTTGCAGGATAACGCTTGTTTTTGAATTTCTCACCATCTGCTGTGCCTACTGAATAGGTTTCTAACTTTGCACCAAGTGATTCTCTGCCCTTTGTGTATAACGTTCTGTAACCATCTAATACATTCTCGATGTACTGACCATTGATCGAAACAGCTTCAGTTGGTAGTATGCGTCCTTTGGTTAAATCCTTGTGCCATACTACGCTTATCTCCCCATCACTCCACAGATGGTTTTCGCCAAGTAACAGTTCTATCTGCTGTGGTGTCAGTTGGTACGTTTGTGGTGTGGCAAGTTCGTAGCAAAGCTGTACTCCGTTCATTGCGGTCTTGAACGATGTGGCATCGGCATATGCGGAGTCTGCGATTCGAAGAAAATTGGAGTACCACGCTATTGATTTATCTATCTTTGATACTTGATTTATAACATAGAACATTGGCTGTACTTCGTAATGGCTACAAATGCCATTTGCTTTAGCCCATTGAGTTGATGCTCCAACAGCTCCAAATGCTCGCCATTGCTCTTCTTTTGCGGTGAAATAACTACTGCCTTCTCCGTCCCAATCCAAACTACCCAAATCCACCATCGCCCTATCCACAGTTAACTTTCCGCTTACCACATCGAGAGTTCCGCCGTATACTGTCTGTCCGAGGTCTGTGGTGTATGTTTCGGCTGTGTATGGTTCGTAGTCGGTTGCGGTACTACCACTTTCTAACTGCACAGAACCTACCTTTGGCACACTTGCTCTGTAATACGCTGTGTTCGGAGGTGTTGTAAATGTCCGAGTCGTTGCGCTGTTGTACTTAATCCCCGACAACATATTTTTGGCGCTGTCGTAAAATACAATAGACGGATTTGAACCGCTAATTCCGCTCAATGTGTATTCTTTTTCTTCACCGAGGGGTAGGTACTCACTTATATCAAAGTTTGCGCTTACGTTTTCATTGTCAACATCAGACAGATAATGATTAGCAACATATCCATTACTTGTATCCGTTGCGTCCTTGTCAAGCAGATTCTTCCCCGTCCTCTGCGTGACCACTTCCGTCCGTCCGCTGATTGGGCAGATGTTGGAGTAGGGTTCATAGGTATCATCCGTGACTGTAGCGAGCCGAAGCATCGGGTACACTGTATAGTTTACAGTTTTGCCATTATACACTTGTACAACAGACCGTGTCTGTGTATCTTCATTGATTGTCAGCCTCGCTCCTACCGATGCGCTACCGCTTACACCATGAAGATACACCGCCGAATTGCCATCGGAAAGACCGCCTGTGATAATGTATGTTCCTGCTTTAAGCGTGAAATAATCACTTCTGAACATAGAATTGCCAGATGTATTAGTGCCATTCAGCGTGACAGAACCATCCGAATGGACAGTTGCAGTTACCCCGTTGTGTGTTCCACCAATAATGGGTGGCATCTTATTCTTCCCTGTACCCCCAACCCACGGATGGTCGTATCCGTTGAGGTCTTGGATTGGCTCAAGGGAGACTTCAAGTGAATCTACCACACCCATCTCTTCTGGGTTTTCAATAGTTACAAGGTCACCGCTGATTGTCTTTCTGCTTATATCTATAGGTAATGTATCTCTGAATCTGTACATTTATCTCACACCTCTCAATCTGCTCTGCCTTGTATCTCTTTGGTTGATAGCCTGTGACATATCATTAGCTGTTGCCCTTGCGAATTCTCTGCCGTTTACATACAAAGGTACGCTTATTTCATAGGATGCGGTTGTGCCGTATTCATATGCCAAGTCTGCCATGCCCATGTTAGTCATTGATGGGATGGATACGAGATCCGTAGATGCCATCTCAACAGCCTTGGTCATTGACTCGATACCTAAAGCAAATCCCTCACCTGTCCATACACCAAGTTGTTTGAACACTCTTGATGGTGAACCGATACCTAAAACTTTCTTGACCGCTTTAGGAAGTGCAGATGCCATAGCCTTTACTCTTGCCACTACAGAATCAAACTTGCCTTTTATGCCATGCCAAAGACCCTCAATCATGTCTCTGCCTATACCTGCAAGGTTGCCTACACCGCTCTTGATAGCCTGTGGTATTTGTTTGGCTTTTGCCATGACCGCTCTTGGTATGGATGCAAACCCTTTAGTGATACCCTGTAACAAGCTGACCATGAGGTTAAGACCTGCTGAAAGTATCTGCGGTATGGCTTGGATGAATGCCATGATTATCTTACCTGCGATCGATACCGCCTTGGATGACAGCGCACCCTCTCCATTTCCAAGACCTTGGATGAGGTTGGTTATCGCATTCAAACCTGTAACAATCAGCTGTGGCAGGTTAGTGCCTATTGCCACGATAAGGTCAAGCAGAAGACTTGCGCCCTTGTTGATGAGTGATGGGAGTGCTGTGCCAAGACCTGTGACGATAGCACCTATCATCTGCATACCGCTTGATACAAACTGCGGTAACCCCTCACTTACTTTGTTCATGAGGTTCTGAAGAGCAACAGACATTGCCATTAGGATCTGTGGTGCGCTCTGTGCCAGACCATTCATGAGGTTGGACATTATCTCCATACCTGCTGTGATGAAGTCACCTGCGTGAGAAGATACGGAATAAACAAGGCTCTTCATGCCATCCTCAAAGGATAGGTCACCATTGAGTATATCTGTGATAGTGCCACCCAATTTATCAAAGGCAGGTACTACACCTTGGATGATACCTGCTATGCCACCTACCTTTGATGTAAGGTTGTTGATGCCATCCATGATGTTGGCAAGGTTTCTCTGTACAGATGCTTTAACATTGGTAATTGACATCTGTATACCTGCACCGGCATTCTTGGCTTGCTCTTCCCAAGATGCGAAACCCTCACCACCTTGTGTGGTCAGTTCAATCATCTTGTCATTGACCTCATCTATGGTGACAGTACCATTCTTCATGGCATTGTACAGGTCATTCTGTGTCTTACCTGCACCTAACGTAGCTTCTGCAAGCTGATTCATCTGTGCAGGTGCGGTCTGTACTAATGCTCTCCAATCTTGCAGGTCTGGCTTACCTTTAGCCATTGCCTGTGTCCATTGGTTGATTGCGCTTGATGCCTGTTCTGCTGATGCACCACCGGCTGTCATGGCATTATTGAGTGCCAATGTCAGCTTGGTTGCTTTGTCAAGGTCACCTACTACCGCCACTATTGATTTGGTCTGATTGGCTACGGCATCAAGTGTAGTCGGCAGGTGTTGGATACCATCGCCCAAAGTCTTTATGGATGCTTCAGCTTCTTTAGCACCATAGCCAAGTGTCTGCATGACTTTTGGGAATTGATTGAGGGTGTCAAATCTCTTCACCGCTCCATCTACAGATGATCCAATAAGGTTGAAGACGCTATTGACCGCCTTTTGCCCTATTGCCATCCAAGCACCAAAGCCAAGACCCTTTGACAGCTTTGACCCAAAGGAATCTGCCTTGCCCATAACCTTGTCAAAGGTTGATGACATATTCTGGTCTTTAGCCGTTAATATTGCTTCAATTGTGTGTGCTGACATTTCCTGTTAGCCTTTCTTGTAAATCTTTATATCTCTGCTTGAGGTCACTAATGTTTTCACCCTTTAGCTTCTTCAGTTCTTTTGCGTAATCAAAGAATGATTCAAACGTAGGGTAGACAGGTTTAAGGTTCTTGCCTACTTTCTTCTTGGCACTTGCCACGAACGTAAGCCATGCATTTAACGCAATGTCTTTCTGCTTGTCTACCTGCTTGTATTTCTCTGCTTCACAGAGCATTGAGTATTCCTTGATTGTCAGCCGGTCAACCTCATCAAGAGATTTAAAGCCGAAATATCTAAAACAATTCAATGCCACCTCATCATACAAGTCTTCAAAACTTACTTCTTGCTTTCCGCTTCCGCTATGCTCTGAATCTCCTTGTACACCATCTTGGTAGCATTGGCTTTGCCGAAAAAATCAACCACCTGCGCAAATAGTGCTTCAATGTCTGTAGCTTCATCCTCTATGTATGTCTCAAGTTCTTTCATTGTCAGCCTTGGTGTCTCGCCCTTGTTGGCTGTCATCAGTACATCACATAAGGCTTCTACATCATCACTCATGACCTGTGCCATGAGATATTTAGCACCTACGTTCACAGAGTAGTTGGAATTAGGCACTTTCTCTGTTGCTCTGGAATTGATTGTCTTAAGGAATCCCATGCCGAAATTAAAGGCATACATAGTTCCATTCATCTCAATCTCAAATTTCATGCTGTCCTCTCTTTCTGCAAAAATAAGGGGAGAAGCCTAAACCTCTCCCCATCTGCATTATGCTGTCTTTGGTGTGTCTACGAATGTGTACTGTCCATCATCCTGCTGTGAGGTTGGTACAGTTACATCACCCTCTGCGCCCTTGCCGTTGATGCCGAATGTCATTGAGACTTCAACATTTCCATCAGCAGGTGAGGATGCCGTAAACTCTGTAATATAAGCTTGGTAATATGTACCCTCAAACTTGTTGCCGGTCTTTGGCTTGTCAAGATTGACTTCCCAGACATCAAGCAGAGATCCATTCAGAATTGCGTTCTTCAGCTTTGGAATCATTGGGTCATCTGCATCCATGAGAGATGTAGCTGTCAGTTCAAGTTCTGCTACAGAAGCACCTCTTACAGAACCATCCTTGGTTGCTGTT